ATGTGGATAAGCCTAAGGATCCCGCAAGTGAAAACTCACAGGCGCTGGACGGTTCTCCGCTTAAAGCGTTTGCTGGTCAGCAGCATGATGCGCACATCATGACCCATCTTTTGTTTGGAATGTCTCCTTTGATGCAGGGGATGCCAAACGTTGCTGTGAGTTTGCAAAAACATATTTTTGACCACATCCGACTGAAGGCGGAAGAGGACATAGAGGCAGAGTTGTTTAAGCAATATGGTACTGATCCGGAAAGAATAGTTTCTGCACTACAACGTGAGGCAATGATTGCTGTGAAGGTGGCGCAAGGCTTCCAAGAAGTTAAAAAATTGGGAGAAGAGCTGTCAGGGGCAGGCAATCAAGAGGATCCATTGATTGCGCTCAAGAAACAAGAGTTGGAGCAGTCTGCTAAGCGCGATCAGGCTAAGAGCGGGCTAGATCAAGCAGAGTTGCAGCTTTCACAACAGAAAGAACAGGCTGATCAACAAGAAAGTCAGGCTAAATTAATGCTGCAAACTCAAAAAATGCAGGCTGATCTTGCAAAAATGTCAAATCAAGGAGCCAGAAATGCGCAATAAACCAAAAATGCCACAAAAAATGATGCAAAAACCACAAAGTCCCATGCCTAAGGTGCCTCCAAAGGCAAAAAAACAACCGGGACCTACATTTATTTACAGAAAAGACGCTTTTAACAAGGTAAAGATTACGTAATCTGGTGCATAATGCAAGTACACCCCTCGGACAAGGGCCTTATTGTCTGCTTCATTGGAGTAATCCATGCTTGAGTTTTCAGAAACTGTGTTGACAGCAATTCGTCGCCTTGAAAAACAAACGGGCGATATGATTTTGTCTGGTTCAGTGCGGGATATGGAGCAGTACAGGTTTTTGATGGGCCGTCTAGAGGGATTTCGTTTTGTTGAGGAAGCTGTAAGAGAGCTTCTTAGCAAGAATTCCAATCAATGAGGGCCAACATGACAGAAACCACTGCGCTAGAAACAAAATGGGCACAAGCTGCCAAAGAAGATGAGGCTGCCAATGCGCTTGCATTGTCTAAGGCCAAAAAAGACCGTCAAGATCAAGTTGAAACTATTTCAAAACACCTTCCTGTGGCAACGGGTTGGCGGGTGATTGTTTTACCGTACCGTGGAGCGCGGAAAACCAAAGGCGGAATTGAACTATCGGATCAAACGCTTGACCGCCAACAACTTACGACCACATGTGCTTACGTTTTGTCAACTGGCCCATTGGCCTACAAGGACGAAGTCAAATTCCCTACTGGCGCTTGGTGCAAGAAGGGGGATTGGATTATTTTTGGCCGTTACGCGGGTGCGCGTATGGCCATTGACGGGGGTGAAATCCGGATTCTTAACGATGACGAGGTTTTAGCCACAATAAACGACCCAGAAGACATTCTGCACATGTGAGGTAATTAATGGCAACAGCAACAGACACACAATTAGAGTTTGATCTAGGTGAAAACGAGGTTGAAACGGACGTTTCTTTCCCAGAGACCAATAAAACAGAAGTTTTTGAAACATCTGACTCCAGCAGTGAGGAACAAAACGCTGTTCCTTCTAATCGTGAAGAGCTGGAAACTATCAGCGATAACGTCCAAAAGCGTATCTCCAAGCTTACCGCCCGCATGCGGGAGGCCGAGCGCCGTGAACAAGCTGCGGTGGAATATGCCAAAGGACTGCAAACACAGACTCAGACGCTTCAACAAAAACTGGTTCACACGGACTACAGCCGACTGAATGAAGCCAAAACACGGCTTGACACTCAGCAGACGGCGTTAAGGTCTATTATTCGCAAGGCCCGTGAAGAGGGCGACATTGATACAGAGACGGAAGCCAACCAACGTTTGACGGATTTGACCATGGAGCAGCGTCAAGTTGCTGGATGGTTACAGAGTCAGGAGCAGCAGGTTCAAGCTTATCAGCAACAGCCACAGCAACAGAATTATCAGCAGCCAGCACCGGTTTATCAGCCGCCTCAACGGGCCGTTCCTAGCCCTCAAGCGGAAGAATGGGCAGAGCGCAATCCTTGGTTTGGCCAAGACCGTGTAATGACCTATGCAGCATGGGGCATACACGAGACGTTGGTGAGTCAAGAGGGGGTTGACCCTAATTCTGATGAATACTATACTGAGCTTGATCGGAGGCTCCAAACGGAGTTTCCAAGTCGTTTTCAGAACTCAGGTTCTGCTTCTCAAATCAGACAACAGCGTGCCGCGCCTGCTGTTGCCCCTGCCAGCCGGAGTTCCGGAATTAATAGTGCGCGCAGAACTGTCCGGTTATCGCCGAGTCAGGTTGCCATTGCAAAAAAATTGGGTGTACCTCTTGAAGAGTATGCTAAGTACGTAAAGGAGTAAGTCATGGTTGAAAAAGTTACTATCGATAGAGCCGCTCGTTCTTCCGAAACTCGGGAAAAAGAAACTCGTCGCAAGCCTTGGAGTCCCCCTTCTCGCTTAGATGCACCACCTGCCCCTGAGGGGTATAAGCACCGTTGGCTTCGCGCAGAGGTCAATGGAAATTTTGACAACCAAAACATTTACAGCAAGCTTCGTGAGGGATATGAACTTGTCCGTCTTGAAGATCTTCCTGAGGAATATCGAGGTATGCTCCCAACGATGGACGACGGCAAACATGCCGGAGTTGTTGCTGTTGGAGGACTTTTACTCGCTAGGATTCCTGATGAAACGGCTGACGAGAGAAATGCTTATTTCCGTAAAAAGGCACAGGACCAGTTACATGCGGTGGACAATGAGATGATGCGTGAAAACGCACACTCTTCAATGCGGCTTCAGGCTCCAGAACGGAGTTCTCGCACAACATTCCGTCAGTCGTAAGACTGATAACTTCAATTCTTTAGGAGATTTAAATGGCTAATATCGATAAAGCCTTTGGTCTGCGTGCTATTGGTAATCTTTCAGCTACTGGTGCTCAAAAGCAGTATGGCTATGAGATTGCTGATAATCAGGCCGGGACAATTTTTCAGGGTGACTTGGTAGCCCTTGCAAGTGGATTCATTACTCGGTTTCTTCCAGCTACACACACTGCTGCGGTAGGCGTGTTCAATGGTTGCAACTATATTGATCCCACTACAGGCAAACCAACTTTTAAGAACTTCTATCCGGGCTCTGTCAACATCACAGCAGGTAAAATTGTTGCTGATGTAATAGATGATCCCAATCAGTTGTTCTTGGTTCAGTGTGATGCAGGATTTGTGGCAGCTAACGTTGGCAATAATGCCGATGTTGTTGGCACCGGCGGCAGCACTACTACTGGTATCTCTACCATGGAGTTAAACTCTAGCACGTTGGCAACAACAGCAGCATTGAACTTGAAGGTTGTTGGCTTGTACAACGATGTCAACAATGATTTCGGCACTAATGCCGTGGTGGTAGTCAAGATCAACGAACACGTGTACGGTAGTGCAGGTGTTGCTGGTCAATAAGGAGATAAATCATGGCAATTACCCGTTCCCAACTGGTTAAGGAACTTGAGCCCGGACTGAACGCTTTGTTTGGTTTGGAATACAAGCGTTACGAAAATGAGCATGAGCAGATTTTCTCTATTGAGACATCTGACCGTGCTTTTGAAGAAGAGGTCATGTTGACTGGCTTTGGATCTGCTCCTGTGAAAACAGAGGGTGCTGGCATGGCATACGATACCGCTCAGGAATCGTTTACCGCTCGCTACACCCATGAGACCATTGCCATGGCGTTTGCGTTAACAGAAGAAGCGATTGAAGATAACCTCTACGACCGTTTGTCTGTGCGTTACACCAAAGCACTGGCCCGTTCTATGTCTAACACCAAGCAGGTAAAAGCTGCGTCAGTGTTGAACAATGGTTTCACTGGTGGTACTTTTGCAGGCGGCGACGGCGTGGCTTTGATGTCCACTGCTCACCCTACTGCAATGGGTCCTGACTTTGCAAATCGTCCAACAGTTGCTGCCGATTTGAATGAGACCTCACTGGAACAAGGCATTATTGATATTGCTGCATTCACTGATGAACGTGGATTGAAAGTAGCATTGACCGCTCGCAAACTGGTTGTTCCAAAAGAACTTCAGTTTACTGCTGAGCGTTTGATGAAAACTTCTTTGCGTGTTGCAACAGCGGATAACGACATCAATGCGATTGTGTCCATGGGCTTGATCCCTGAAGGCTATGTTGTCAATCATTACTTGACAGACACTGATGCGTTTTTCTTGTTGACTGACGCACCTAATGGCCTGAAGATGTTCAACCGTTCCCCTGTCAAAACTGCTTTTGAAGGCGATTTTGAAACAGGTAACGTTCGATACAAGGCCCGTGAGCGCTACAGCTTTGGCTTCAGCGATCCACGTGGTATCTACGGTTCTCCCGGCGCTGTATAAGCAATTGGAAAACATAAAAAGGGGCCTTGTGCCCCTTTTTTATTAGTCTTGCAACAGTCATAAAGACTCCGTAGGATTGTTTTGCGGCATCGGGCTGCATCAAATTAAAGGAGTTTTTCATGTATAAGCTTGAAATTGAAATTGGCGATTGGGATTGGAATTCAGATAAAGTGACCATTGAAACAGATGATTTTGAAAAAGCACAAATCATCCAAGAGTTCATCGAGTTCCAAAAGAACTACGGCTGGGCTGTTGAATATGACGTGACTGAAGAGTTTCTTGCCAATCAATTTGACGAAGACGAAGGTGTCGAGTTTGGCGAAGACGAAGAGTACGTTTACGACGAAGAAACTGATGCTTGGTATTGGCTCGACGAAGAAACAGATACTTGGTACGTATATGACGAAGAATCTGATGATTTTGTGGAATACATTGAGTACGTTGAAGACGAAGAGTCAGAAGACGAAGCTGAGGCGGAAGAGCCAAGCAACGTAACGCATTACGTTATTACTCGCGTTGAAGAGTGATTTAAGTGGGGGCTTCGGCCCCCACTTATTATTCATTTTTTATGCACAGCTTTTTCGGCATGACGTTCGTTGTAGTGATAAACCCTATGGCAGTTTGAACACAGCACTATGCACTGCTGTATTTCTTCCAGTGCCTTTTTGTAACTTTTAGCTTTTACTAGCGCGTGCACGCTGGCGTTCTTCATTTCTGGGTCTATATGGTGAAAATCCAAAATCGCCGGATGGTCAGCCCCACATTCAAGGCATGACAAAGTAGCTTTAAATTCTTTCCACTTCACCTTAAATGCGCCGTTTGATTTTTTGGTAGCGTCTTTGACTTTTTGCGTATTGTCAGCGTAATATTTTTTGGAATACTCTTGTTGTTTTTCTTTTTTTTTAATTGGGTCTTTGTACGGCATATTGACATTCTACATAGATCGTGTATATTGAACACATTCCGGGGTCCTCCGGTGTATCTGACAGTCCCGGCTGACGACATGCAGACAGATACGCCCCAACTTGCATGTAAGGAAACTAATCATGGCTTTAACCACCTTCACCGGCCCAGTACGTTCGTTGAACGGCTTCATTTCGGGCGCTGGCGCTACAGTAACTGAACTGGCTGTCGCTACCGCTTCTCTAGACTTTGGCTCCATCGCCACGCTTGCACAAGCTGATTTGACAATCACTGTCACTGGTGCCGCTGTTGGCGACTATGTGACCTTGGCATTGCCTGCCGCGCCCACCGCTGGCATCGTGTTCAACGCATTTGTTTCAGCGGCTGACACAGTCACTGTTCGCGCAACCAACGCAACCGCTGGTTCTGTTGATCCTGCTGCTGCTACCTACGGCGTGCTCGTCATTGCCGCCGCCTAATAGGAGGCCAACATGAGCACCAGCAATATCCAGGCAGTCACAAAGACTGGCGATGGTCATGCAGTTGGAGGTCGTACAAGAGTAGCTGGTGTTTACTTTACAAACACGGCTACAGCTGCGTCCTTTACCCTAAAGAATGGCAGCACGAGCGGCGGCACCGCCCTGTTGACCATCAATACACCTGCTGCGGCCGGAGCCACTGACCTTATCCTTCCGGATATGGGCATTGTCTTTGACTCGGGGGTGTTCATTGATGTCTCTGGTGTCGATGTGACCAGCGTAACCCTGTTCTTCTACGGTGGAGCCGCGCAGTAATGGCCTCCAAGGGCATGGGCATCAAAACCTCGGTAAAGAGCGGAAATTTCCGTCCTACCAAGGCAGGTGCAGGCATGACCAAAAAAGGCGTTACAGCGTACCGCAAAGCCAACCCTGGCAGCAAACTCAAGACAGCGGTGACTTCCAAGAATCCGACTGCGGCAGAAGCAAAACGTCGTGCGTCTTATTGTGCTCGGTCCGAAGGCCAGATGAAGGATTTTCCTGAAGCTGCCAAGGACCCCAATAGTCGCTTGCGTCAAGCACGTAAACGCTGGAGATGCTGATGCAGATTGTTGAAGTATGGGCAGGTGGACTGACTCTTTTACTTGGAATTCTTGGCTATGTGATGCATGAGAAATTCCAGGAGTTGGCCCGCATAAGCATTCTTCTTAACAAAACAAGAGAGGAGGTAGCGCGTGATAACGTTACTCAAGCAGAAGTTGACAAGGTTATGGACCACATTGACCAGCGTTTTAATAAGCTGGAAGAAAAAATTGACAGACTCATTCAACACTCGAGATAAGGAGCAGTGATGGCGAATACGAAACTGAAAATGGTTACAAAGGGCGGCAAAAAAGTGCCGGCTTTTGCTGCTGACGGCATGGGCAAGATGAAAAAGGGCGGTATGGCTGATAAATCAGGCCGTGCCATGAAGACTAAAACCAGTGACTCTATGGGTCGCGCAATGAAAAAGGGGAAATAACATGGCTGGACGTGGAATGGGCTGCGCAACGCGTGGCGGTGGTGCTGTTGAGAGCGGCCCCGCAAACAAAATGATCTCTGAAACAAGCAAAACTACTGGCGTTCCTATGATGAAGAAAGGTGGCATGGCCATCAATCAACACAAGAAGATGGCCATGGGCATGATGAAGGGTGGCAGCGCCAAGAAGATGATGAAGGGCGGAGCCTGCTAAATGACCACTTCAGGAACAACAACCTTTGATCTGTCAATCGATGACTTGATCGAAGAGGCATTTGAGAGATGTGGCATACGTGGCACAAACGGCTACCAGCTGAAGTCTGCGCGTCGCTCTCTCAATTTGTTGTTCCTGGATTGGGCAAATAGAGGCCTCAATCTTTGGACAATCGAGCAAGCTACCTACGCCATCACGCAGGGTATCAATGAGATATCGTTGGCCACAGACACCGTCAATGTTTTGTCTGCTGTCATACGAGACCCCTCACAGGGCATCTTGACGGACATCACCATTGACCGGATCAGTCGCTCTGAGTATTTGAATATTCCGGATAAGACTTCGCAAGCAAGACCTGCTCAGTACTATGTGCAGAGAACGAATGTCCCCAAGGTGTTTTTCTATCCTGCGGCCGACCAGAACTACACGTTTGTGTACTACCGGATTCGCCGTATCCAAGACGCTGGTGCATATACCAACACAACAGATATTAACTTCAGATTTCTGCCATGCCTG